GTTTGTGTTTGTGTTTGTGTTTGTGTTTGTGTTTGTGTTTGTGTTTGTGTTTGTGTTTGTGTTTGTGTTTGTGTTAATGTTTGTGTTTATTTGTTTTGCCTTTATATTTACCAATACATTTCCAAATGGATTATATTCAGTGTGCAATACAATGTTGTATAAAGACGATGTAAGATAGGTTGCATTAAGTTCACTTAAACACTCGTTTATATAAATTACCAAACGGTCAATGTCGTTTATTTTGTCATTATTAACACGATTTAAGGCGTCAAAATAATCATACATCACGTCGGTTGCGGTTTGTATAAAAGTATTTATAATATCAAATCTTTCTTGTTTATATTGAAAACGTTGATTTGCTGATTGAACTAATTTTTTAAATTGAGATAGACTGATTTTGTTGGTAAGATACCGAAATCGAATAAATATATTATCTTCTACATCTCCTGGTGGTCGAGCCAGACCATGTTCTCTCAGATGATTAATAGAACGTATATATAAATTAATTTTATATTTTTCTTGTGGAGATATATGACACATATTTTGTTTATCATCAAGTTCCCGGACAAAATGTTCATCCAAGACTCGTCCGCAACGAATTTCCATTGGGTTTCGAGGTGCAACCCCCCCTTGGTTGTTTAAACGCATCCACTCAAAATAATGGGGATTATGAATAATTCCGTGAGAAACTAGTTTTCCAGACGTCCATGAAAACCCAGTGTTGCACTGGGTACACCACATTTGTTCGCATCCGCTTATTTTAAATATAACCGTCGCGCATTTTGGACATGGTTTAGAATCTGTTTTTAATAAATCCGCAGAAGCAATGTCGTCTGGATTACAAACATGTGTATCCGGATCTTTATATGGACCTTTTAAAACATAACACGACGTACAAGTATATTGTTCGCAAAGACCGCATTTCCATTTATGACTGAGAAACCCGCGGCAATTATTGTTGGCACACGCACGTATAAATACACGTTTATTTGCTTTTTTTGATTCTTCTGTCGTTTCTGCATTTGGTAAAAGCAAATATTCCGGATTTAAAAATTGATCGTAACCTTGTTGGACGTTGTAAAATAGTTGGTTGATGCGCGTTCTAAATACGGCGATGTTTCTGTTATATTTTAATATAATTTGTTCCATTTTGGTATATATTGGTTGGTCGTGTTCATCTAGCGGGGCGGCCACTTCTGTATATCCAAATTTTTTAAATTTAGTTTGTACTTGAGATGCATGATATGAATTTAACAATTCTTGATCGATTTTTATTTGGTTCCTAATATCCTTGCATCTTGGGTCCAAGATACTTACATATCCTTGATAAATAATAATAATTTTATTTAAAAGTTGGCGGTGATGATTATATTTTTCCACCATAATTTGGGTAGCGGGCAAAAGAGACTGTTCGTGCTGAAATAGACGGTTTTCTCGCAACTGACGATATGTCGTTTTCATAAATATTTGGGTGAATACTTTGGAACAAAATTTTCGAGACCATGGTTGTTTGCAATCTGGAAACATGCACATTGGTTCGGATGCGGACCCGACCAAATACTCTTTGCAACATAAACGGCACGCTACTTGGTCGCAATGGCCACACGTTACTTTGCATCTATTACTTTTATTAAATGGTTCGTCGCAGATAATACATAATTTGGTGCCATTAACAATCTCGTTATTTTTTAGCATTCAAAATTATATTATATTCTAAGTTATTTTTATTTATTATTTCATTTTTTAAACTTTTTTGATTGTATTTTTAAAATTTAATTAAATACAATCTTATAAACCAAGTAGTAAATGGCGTCTTTTAGAAAAATTGGTGGCATGTACAAGAATCGAATTGACTTAAATAAAGCAAAGGCAAAAGTGAAAGAAAACGTCCAAGAAATGCATATTTCGCAAATTGAATCAGAGCAAACCGTATACTATCCACTCATGTCTGACAACGACTCGTTTCGTTTTCGTTATTTTGAAGACCCAGGCATCACTTATAGTTATAACCAAATCATCCAAGATTTTGCTTTAAATGTGGATAATTTGTCGGTTACAAACATGTATAATATTGATAGTTTAACCTTTGCAGATGGCACTGTGTTAACTACGGCTCCTATTTTAACACAAGCCGAAAAAATCGAAACAAACAGAGAAACTGCAATATATAATAAATTGTATAATTTTAATCAAGGTTCAATTCACGTTACACTTCCTATTTTTGGAATTTATTTGGTTACTTTTTACATTTTACTGGAGGAAGATACAGATGATACAAAGGATAAAAATAAACAACTTGATGTATATTTTAACTCTAATATATCACCATCCGACTTAAATCCAGATATGACTTATTCCTTTTGTAAAACATCTCTTTCATGCACGGGCACTTTTACAGTACAATATTTGGAAAAAAACGAAAACACATGTAATCAAAATCAAACGCTTTTTCCATCTATGCGATTGGAAATATCGAATGAACGTAAAAACAATCCACTTGTAAAAAAAGAATCAAATATTACCATCACTCGTATTGCATAATTTATGCCATCTTTATATTTTAAAAACAAAAAACAATTTAATCTACGTCCATAAAATCTGGCTCGTACAATTGATTAAATTCACACACTACTTTGTGTAGTATTGCGGTCCATTTTAAATAAATAAATTATTCTTTTTTGCTTGTTATAGTTGCATTTGTTTTTTTTAAATGTGCGAGGATGTAAATATTTATCTTTAAGTTTTTGGTTTAACTATTATTTAGTGTTTTTTAAAATAATGTGGAATAATAATAATAATATGAGAACAATGAAAATGGTATTATCACGCCCGCAACCTTTTATGATTCATTATCCGGTGGAGGATAAAAGAACTATTCCCCAGCAATCCGCGAAACCAAAGAATGCGCGCGACGCACTTATGCAACCCATGATTTCTCGCGTACACAAAGCCAAGTCCGGATGCAGTTCGTGTGGAAAAAAAGGATAAACAAAATCCTTCAAAAATAAACGAGTATTAATTTACAACCAAACCATTTATTGTATATATTTTTATATATTTATTGTAATCACAACAATGCCGATTTTTGTTGATTTAAAATAAATTGCGTGTATAAGTAAAAAATGTTATATCTACTATATTAATATATGTTGAAGATTATTCAAAATATTCCAAATGTAAAAACATACCCTCTCACATACGTATTCGAAAATATGAAATTACAACATAAACCAAATACGTTATGGTTAGAATTCGGTGTAGCAAGTGGTAAGTCTATTAACTATATTTCTAAATTTACAGACGATAAAGTTTATGGGTTTGATAGTTTTGAAGGATTGCCCGAAAAATGGCGCGATGGTTTTGATAAAGGTTCATTTAACAGAAATGGTAATTTACCGCAAACTAATGTTAATGTTGAATTGATAACGGGTTGGTTTAATGACACCTTACTCAATTTCATACAAACACAAAATAAAAAAGTTTCGTTTATTCATATGGATGCCGACTTGTATAGTTCTACAAAATATATATTTGATGTATTGAAAGATTATATTGATAAAGATTGTGTTATTGTATTTGATGAGTTGGTGAATTATCCCGGTTTTGACGGAGATACAGGCGAACTTAAAGCGTTTTATGAATTTATTACAGAAAATGAGGTTAATTATGACTGGATTGGAATGAACGGCACACCTATGGGTATGTCCGGTTATTATCACGAAAATGTAGCATTAATTATTCATTCAATAAATTAATATTATTTTAATTTTTGTTAGTTTGAATAAGAAAACAAAATCGCATGGGATACATCATTATTTAAAACTAACAAATCGACTTATAGATTTTTTATTTTATTTCACAACATTGTTAATAAACTGCTAAAAAGGGGCTCTATAATTACGAGTGGTTGGATAAAATATATATTAAGGAGGAAAATAAAAAAATATTTTGGTATTAATAATAATGAATATGGATAAATATCATAAATTGTGCACCCCAGCCAAGGTATATTTTGTTGTTTCCGCGTTAGGAGCGATTATCGCGTTATTAAAAAATGTCCCGATTATTGCAGTCGCATTGAAATTTGTTTTTATCATAGTTTGGACCTATGCGTTGTCATACTTGTGTAAAAACGGATATGCCAATATTTCTTGGTTTCTCGTATTGTTGCCCTTTATTCTCATGTTTGCCTTCATGGTTTTTGGGGCGCGCAGCCCAATGATGAATCAGATGATGTATAAAATGAAAATGTATTAATTATTTGTTTTATTTGTGATATAATTTTATTTAAAAAAAAGTAATTCTAGATTGACCCTTGACCCCTGTGGAAAATTATAGTAATTTGCTTTTAAATAAAACAGCATTTTTATTCAATAAACCTTTCATTTTTAAAATTTCTTCTTTTTGGTCTATTATTATTTTATTTGCTAAATTCATCAAATATACATTTTTTGTATATAATAATAAATTTTCACTCATATTTATTGCAATTTGATGATGTGGAATCATATGTTGTAAATATTGCACTTCATTCATTGACATATTTGACACTTGTTTATTTATAGACAGTTCATTTTTTGAATATCCGACCATATTTGCCATTTCCCATATTTCGTAATTTTGTTTACGTATAATATCTCTGGATAATGCAAGTATAATATCTGATTTTGTATATGGTATTATTTGTTCTGACATATCCACGGCTAATTGATGGTGTGGAATCATATGATTAATATATTCTAAATCACTTAATTCATTCATATCCTATAATAATTGGAGGTTTTATAAAATAATAGCAAAATAAAATATTTTCAATCCTTTTATTTTTATTCCAATCATTTTTCTTTCTTAACTAACAAAAATTATAATCAATCGAATATTTTATATAATATAATTTAACAATTATAAAAAATTAATTATAAATTAAAGTCTTAATTTATACTTAAACAACACAATATGTCTTCCGAAGAAACTACCGGTCAAATAGAAGTCGTAAAACAAACAGCTAAACCAAAAGAGATTATTAAAATTTCATTTTCATTAAATATGTTCGAAAATGAAAAATCAGCAATCCGTCGTGTAATATTTCAAGGTAATGCCCAACGTGCCGAGAATAATAATATTAATGGTCGCAAGCATTCCCAATATGGCTAGTGTTTTTCGCGATAATAATTCAATCCCTTTTTGATAAATAACTCGCAAGAAAACCCCTATCTGAATAATCAACATAAATATCGATATCTTGGAGAAGTTATAATAATACTCCGATACTTTGTTTTCAGATATTTGGTCAAAGTAATATTGTATTAAAATCCCAGAGCACAACAAAATTCCAAAAATGCTAAAAAACGGGAGCATCTTTATCATAAACCCACCTAGAGATGCAGTTGTACTAATCGTGGACGCACTTTGGATTGCCAACATGGCTATTGCGGCGGCAACAAGATAATAACACACAATGGATGTCGTCACTGCGTTTGCATCTGCCTTTCCAATTGTGAAAAATATCACAAGCAGTGATGCTCCAATACATGCATATATAAAATTGTTATAGTCCATTTATATTTATATCTTATTATACCCGTAGAGTTGTTTTATTTTCAACAAATTAATTATTACATTTCGACATTTTAGACATTTTTGTCTTCTTCTTCGGTAAAAAAAGGAGCGATTTCTTCTTCTTTTCTGTCTTCTTTGTTGGACTCTTCGAAATCTTGAATATTTTCAATACAAAAACGGACAAAATCATCAAACATGTTTATCACATTGGGGTGCAAAATTATTTCACTGTTGTTTTTATTATTTTCATCATTGTTGGATTTTTCCAGTTCTTTGTCATCCAGTCCTTCGTCATCCAGTCCTTCGGTTTCATTATATTCGTCCCCGACACAAAGTAATTGGTCCACAATAGTTAAAATAGTCGATTTGTATTGTTTTTTTTGTTGTTGAAATTTGCTTGGTTTTTTTTCACGCGCCTCTAAATATTTGCTATACATACTTTTATTTATCAAACAGTCTAACGATACACGATCTACGAAATTCATTTATTATTATTATAATAATAATATTATTTATTAATTTATTTTGTATTTAACAATTAAAGTACATAATTAAATAAAAAATGTTATTCTATTTTTAAGTTGGTTAAACAAAATCAGTATACTATCAAATATATTTTTTTATATTATTAGTTATATCATCGCTATACGTTTCAATATGAGATACAGAGTTTCGGCAAAAGGGACAACTTAATTTATTGTTGGTTTTATATTTGAGCAGATTCACAACACATGTTTCGCAAATATAATTTTGGTTACAGCATTTTCCTCCAGCCATTTCTTTTTCTTTAAAATATACAAATTTTTTTTCCGATTGCAATTCTAAACAAATAAGACAGGTGTTGGTGTCTTCTTCCAAATCGACAGTGTCGTCTATATTTTTTGTAGTACATTGAACTATAGACGGAATCACAATATTTCCTTCATTGTCATACATGACATTTTCATAACCGATATAATCAAAAGTATATAGTAATAATGGTAAATCGTGTGGTATTAAATCGTGCATTTCTGGTTCCATTTCTTTAAATTCTTCCGTTCCGCTTTCGTCTTCCATTTCTTCCATTCCGTATTCTTCTTCCATTTCGTAGTCGTTCATAATAATATATTATTTTAAATGTTGTTATTAATTTATAATAATTTTAAATCATTTTTTTGTTTTTGTTAGTTTGTATAAAAAAACAAAGGGTATTAATGTGGATAGCATTTTTTGTGTTTTATATTTTATAAAAAAATGATATTCATTTGCTTTATTATTAATATAGACGATTAGTTTAGAACAAAATGATGATATTGCGAGACTGGATTCCACCAGATAAAATTAATTGGAAACAATTGTCATCCAATCCAAACGCGATAACCCTCTTGGAAAAAAATCCAGATAAAATTAATTGGGAACATTTATCATTCAATCCGAACGCGATACATTTGTTGGAAAAGTATCGTACTAAAATTAATTGGTGGGCTTTATCTCAAAATCCAAATGCAATGCCTCTGTTGGAAAAGTATCCTAATGAAATTAATTGGGGGTGCTTATCTAGGAATCCAAACGCAATCGCACTGTTGGAAAAAAATCCAGAACAAATTAATTGGGTTACCTTATCTATAAATCCAAATGCGATACATTTGTTGGAAAAAAATCCAGATAAAATTAATTGGTATTACTTATCTATGAATCCAAATGCGATACATTTATTAGAAAAAAATCCAGATAAAATTAATTGGATTGGCTTATCTGAAAATCCAAACGCAATGCCTTTATTGGAAAAGTATCCGGATAAAATTAATTGGATTGGCTTATCTTGGAATCCAAACGCAATCGCCCTCTTGGAAAAGAATTCAGAACAAATTGATTGGAATGAGTTATCTGACAATCCAAACGCGATACAACTCTTGGAAAAAAATATGAAACAAATTAATTGGCGTTACTTATCTAGTAATCCAGCCATCTTTACGTATGACTACCAAGCCCTCGCAGAACGTTGTGGTATCTTCAAAAAAGACTTGTTAAAAAATCGGTTTCATCCTCGTCATTTGGACCAGTTGGAAAACTGGGGATTCTTCCAATCATATTAATAAATAAAATGTAAAAATATAAATTAAATTTTTTTTAAAGATGCCTTGTATTCCGAGTAGGTAACTATTTTTGATGTTTCAAGGATGTTATTGTCTCCATTTTGTTTTAGCAAGGGAGGAAATTCAGTCAATCTTCCCAATTGAATATATGTATTGGAATGTTCCGTCAACACGTGATTTTGTTCTTTATCTTCGGGTGATTTAAATTGATACGGCGATACAGATGACATAGAACGGTTTTTTGTCGGATGCGACTGCATATAACTAATTTTAGAACCACCCGTTTGTGTTTTTTGTTTACTTTGATTATAGGATTTAAATTTTGCAAATATATTTTTGGATTTTTCATACACTTCCGATGTTTCATATACTTTTTGTTTTTTGGCATTTTCTGCATTTTTTTTTACCGCCAGTTCAATCTCGTGTTGTGTATCTATATATATATGAGGACAATGAAAATCAACCACATATTTTCGCCCCACTGTTTCCAAATAACGTCGCGGAATACATCGGTCGCTAAAATACTCAAACGCACTGTTGGCGAAATTGTATCGCATAATAACATTTCCAATGGGCGTTGTTTCCTCAATATGACTATAAATTAACCGCGGATCCAGGGTGTTTTTACATGCTAATTCGCGTGCCTCCTGCATTAATTCTAACGATGGATAATTCTCAATTTCAACCAAACAATGTTCCATGTGTGTTTGAATCCCTATTGCAAGAGCGTCCAGTTTATAACAAACACCACAAATCATCTGTTCTCTTGAATCTTCAACTTCTTTAAGTTCGGCTAAATGCACAAAATCATTTTCTTTGTCTGAATCGTAATTTTCTTCCTCTACTGATTTAGTAACAACGTATTCAGAACCCGTAAAGTGTTCCAACACATAATCGCATAATGTATCATTCGATATTATTAATTCCATATTTTGTCTCTCAAACAAACGCAGTAGTTCCAATTTGGATTTTAATTTAACCAAAAGTCTCTGACATTCTGTATCCAACACGGATTGGTTTTCAGAATAGTTTGAAAAAATAGCATCGGGGGGCATTTCTTGGTATTCGGTCAAATACTTATTTTCATATTCTACGTCCTCTTGTTTATCCAGTTCCAAATGACGCAACGAAATTGCCAAATTTGTGGTAGTTGCAACATTCGTATTCATCGTATTCGTCGTATTCATCGCTATCATAAATACTATGAAATAATATAAACGACCAAAGGCAGATAGTATCGCATCGAAAAAATACATCGTACAAAATTGTATTATAATCATTTTTGGGTTTATATTGTTTTTTTAATAAGAAATTATGATGCAAGAAACTTGTACATTGACTTTTTGTGAAAGTGGTGAAAATCACGTAGGTATGCAAATAATAGGACAAAAAAGTAATAGTGGGTTTACTATACAAGAATTACAATATATAAATCAACAGCACCCAACGTTCACTGAATATCACTGTTTAAATAATAGACAAGAACAAGAACCAGCCGGCATTTTAATATTAAGATGAGGATTAGTTGCTTTAGATGTTAATCCT